TGATTATACCGCTGATATACTTGACCGAACTGATTTTACAGATGGGAATGGCACTAACGCAGGTAGAACTTTTACACCTGGTTTAAGTCAATGGTCAGGGTCTTTTGAGGGATACAAAGATGGGGCACCTTTGGCTTTGAGTTTTACTACCCCCGTTCATTTAGCACTTCAAGAGTCGGGGACTTCAGGGCAAGGTTGGGTAGGCATGGCATACGTCACAGGTATTCACCCTAACGAAGTAGTTGATGGTATTGCAAGTTACTCATACGATTTTACAGGCACAGGAGAACTCACGGAAGCGACCCTATGATGAAAGGCGAACTGGGGGTCTTATACCAGAATGGCAAACAAATAGGTGGCTTCAAATCATGGCAAATGAAATTTGAGCTTCTGCCTATCCAGAGTGCTGGTTGGGCTGCTTATCAACCAAGCCAGTGGAAGGCATTTGGTAAGCAACCATTCTTTTTAGAGAAACCTACTGGGAATATTTTTGACGTTGTATTTTATCAAGTATTCAAAGGGCAACTAATAGAGATTTACAAGGAAAAGGTTGAGGGTATTTTACCTACCAGCTTTCCACTAAATATATATCTAGCTTTTTCTCTAGTAATGAGGAAGGCGTGAACACTGAAGCCGTAGTCTACATAGCTAGAAAACTACATTGGACACGTTCGGAGATAGGTAAACTTTCGCCAGTCCAGTTCAATGAGATTCTCAAGGAACTGTACTATCAAGAATCAGTAGATGAATGGCGCAAGATGCACACTGTAGCCTCAATACTGGCAGCAATCTATAATACTATCCCCAGAAAGAGCCGTAAAGCCTTAACAGCTAAAGACTTCCTAAATGGTAATATGCCCACTAGAGAAGAAAAAAGAGAAGAAAAAAGACCAGAGATAAGTATGGATATACTAGCTAAACAGAAAGGGATTATTTTACCGAGGAGTTAAACAATGGAGAATGAAGTAAATATCTTAGCTGAAGAAAAACCTAAATCAATCACTTTATCAGATGGTAAAGAATACAAACTCCCTCCGATAGACATGACTACTCTAGCAAATATAGAAAAGACTATGGGCTTTGGGCTAGGTAGATTGCAGACTAAACTTGAAAACGAAACCATGACTACTATGCGAAGTCTAATTTACGCTCTCTTAAAAGAAGAACAGCCTGGATTAGATATAGACAAAGTAGGACATTTAATCACTCTTAAAGAGATGAGTTCTATATCGGAAACTATAAGTGAAATTATGGCTTTAACTTAAGGAGTCACATGATAAAATCTGACCATGATAAGATAACTGAAATACATACCGTTCTATTAGGAACCAACGGGCATAATGGGATAGCTAAACAAGTAGAGCGTAATGCTAAAGCCATTACTAAAATATGGGTTTGTATTGCTATTATCATGTCTAGTATCGGTGGCGGGATATACGGGATTATAGAACTTTTAAGAGGAATGTAATTGAGGGTGAAACGAAATGTCTCCTGATGTGCTTACTGAACTCGTTGCTAAAATCACTGCTGATGCTCAAGGCTTGAAGTCAGGCTTGAATGAAGCTGACAAAAGTGTTGGCTCATGGGTTAAGGCAAATGAAAAACAATTTAAGGCGGTTGGGGCTGCGCTAACTGGTATAGGAGTAGCTATCACTGGGGCTTTGGGGCTTGCTGGCAAAGCTGCTATGGAAGCGGTAGAGAGTGAGAACCTATTTACTGTATCACTGGGTGATAATGCCAAGGCTGCAAGGGCTTGGTCTGAGGAATTAGGAAAGGCTTTAGGGTTAAACACTTATGAATTAAGAAAAAACGTTGGTGTCATTTATACTATGACTTCATCTATGGGGCTTGCCCAAGATGAAGCCCTTAATATGGCAAAAGGGGTTACTGAATTAGCAAACGACATGGCTTCATTTTACAACCTACCTGTAGAAGAAGCCTTTAATAAAATAAAATCAGGGCTTGTTGGTATGCCGAGACCTCTACAAGACTTAGGTATAGTCATCAATGAAACGGCAGCACAAACATGGGCATTAAAAACGGGGATGATTGCCCAAGGCGAGGAAATGACTAATCAACAAAAGGTCTTAGCTCGCTATGGGGCATTGATGGAACAAACCTCTGTAGCACAGGGCGACCTAGCCCGCACAATGGATAGCCCTACTAATAAGCTACGCATTCTTGGTAGCCAATTTGATGAGTTGAAAATTAAAATCGGTGAAAATATTATGCCGATTATAAGTCAATTTATGTCTAGCATTTCAAATGTGGTCAATAAAGTTAAGGATTGGATAGATATTCACCCTGAGTTAGCCAAACAATTAACAATTATCATTGGGGCTATAGGGGTGCTTGCCCTTGTTTTGGGGCCGATATTGATTATGTTGCCTGGGATAGCGATTTTATTTGGTGCGCTTACTGGGCCGATAGGATTAGTTGTTATAGCGGTTATGGCATTGGCTGCTGCTGGCATTTGGCTTTGGCAGAATTGGGATAAGGTAACCATGTTTTTTAGGGAAGCATGGGTTAATATTAAACAATACTTCCTAGAAGGTATCCAAACAATCTTAGATAGTCTTTCTAATTTTACGAGATTCATCCCTGGCTTAAATAGTTTAGTAGATTCCGCTAGAGAAAAAATCTCTAATATGATTGAATCTACCAAGATAGAAGAAGATGCCTTAAGAACAGAAAAAGCATTAAAAGATGTAAGTGAAGCCATCGTTGAAACTACAGAGATTGTAGAATTAAATACAGATGCTACAATAGAACAAACTGAAGCTGCCCTAGAAAACATTAAAGCTCTTGAAGAACAAAGAACAGCCTTAGAAGAAACAACTGATAGATTAAAGCGGATGAGAGCGGAATATGAATATGCTAGAAGTGACGCTGGCAGATTAAATATTTCAGTAAAAGATGTTACTTTTGCTTTGTTTGATATGGGTAAAACCACCGAGAATATTACTGCTAAATTCTTTGAGCTTGGGGAAGATGCTGATAATGTCAATAAAGTAATGGAGGCTTTTGGGATAACAGCTCAACAAGTCAAAGAAATTCTTGATGCTCAAAAAGAATCCGTAGATGCTTTGGGGGATGCTTATGTTAGAACCAATGCGAAAGCAGTTATAACGCCACGAACTGGTGGTGGAGTCGGAGGAGTAGGCGCAATAACATATGGTTCAGCAGCGGAACGATTATCAGAAGAACAAGGGATGTCATTAAAAGCTGCTCAACAAACAATAGAACGCTATGCAACCAATCCTCAATCAGAAGAATTTGCTCCAGTTAAGGGGATTATGGAAGATATAGTTGGCTATGCAAAAGGTGGTTTTGTAAAAGATACAGGATTAGCCTTTCTTCACGCTGGGGAAACTGTAATCCCATCTAATGAACCTATGGGTAATGTAGTAATTAACTTTACTCAACCAGTATTCTTTGACCGTGAAGATACCATGAATAGATTTGTAGATAAGATTTCAAAGACATTAGACAGAAAATATAGACTGAGATTTGGGGGGGCTTACAATGGCTAATGAGTTGGTTCATGCCAGCCAGGGCACAACTTTAACACAGGCAGAATTTGAGGCTGTGGGTTTACATGTTTGTAACTCTCAAGCTACAGGTGATTTGATTTATGCCTCTAGTTCTACTCAATTATCAAGATTGGCAATCGGAGCAGCAGACACAATCCTAACTTGTAATGGGACTATCCCTTCATGGTCGACTACCCCAATATTAAATACAGCAGTCGCCAAAGGGGCATGGACAGCATCAGGAACTTGGACTATCCCAGCGGTGACTCTTGGTGGTAATGTTGATGCTGGTGGGAACAGGTCTATTGTTAATCTTGTTGGGGTTACAGGCAGGAGTGCTGCTCTGGAGCTTGGCTTCTATGGTATGAGAACCAATGCCAACGCTGGTACAGCCATCAACTTTTATACCAACAACAACGCTGATTCCTACACGACGCGGCTTGCAATCACTGGTGGAGCTAATCAAGCCACAGCTACCTTAAGTGCTACTCACCTGCTACATGGGACAAATTATTCTGAGTTTACTGAGATGGCTGCCCCCGGTGCTGGTGCTGCTAATACAGCTAGAGTATATGCGGTAGTTAATGGGGTGCTTACCACCCTTGCTGCCGTGTTTCAGGATGGTACAGTAGATGTATTTGCTACGGAAGCAACTCCCCTTGATGCTCCCATACTCACCTATCCATCAGGTACAGAAGCAAAGGTTATGCTCAAGAAAGGGCATCCTGGATTAGTGACACTGGTTGCAAAGTTTCCTAATGGCAAAGAATTTGTTATGAAGGAATTTCATTACCATAATGCTGATAAGATAGCAGCCAACAAAGGCTGTGATAGCCCTCTACCTACTGACTGGTTTGTAGAGACAGCACAAGAGCGACAAGCAAGAGTTGAGCAAGAGGAAGCTGAAAAGTTAGCTGAGGTAGATGCAAGGAGACAATAATGCCGTTTCCATATACATTCCCCTGGGTTTTTGATACAGGTTATTTCGTAGAAGTAGACTGGGCAAACGATGGTAATTTCGTAGGGGATTACGATGATTTAACCATCAATACCAAGTCTATTCATTTCTCAAGGGGTAAATCAGATGAACTAGGCAAGGCTGAAGTAGGGCAACTATCTATTACATTAAACAATGCTGATGGTTTATATACCCCTTCAAATTCAGATGGTAGTTTATATGGTTCACTTCTACCTAAACGGCCTATTAAAGTTTATTACTCCGGAAGCGGAACTAACTATGATTTATTCTATGGATTTATAGAAGAAATAATCCCTCACCCGCATAAGACAGAACAAGATTGTATTATCACGGTTACCGATGGGTTGGACTTTCTGTCAAGAAACGATATGTCAACTGCCCTTTATAAGGCCACTCTTACAGGGACTATACACGGATATATTTTAGATGATGCCGGATGGTCAGCTACTATGAGAACACTAGATGATGGTCAGGATACAGTTCCCTATTGGTATGGGCATGATGTAAAAGCTAGATATGCTCAAACAGAATTAGATGATAATGAACAGGGCTTTTCTTATGTAGATGGTTCTGGATATTTTAATTTTGAAGATAGACACCATAGGTCAACTGCTACTCACCAAACATCACAAGCTACATTCTCGAACACCATGTCAAATATAGAGTATAATCTTAATCCTAAGAATGTCTACAATCAAGTTAAAGTTAGAGTCACTCCTTGGGAACTTCAGAGTATAACAACCCTATGGACTTTAGAAGAAACGCCATCAATCCCTGCTGGCGAATCTAAAATATGGTGGGCAGATGCCTCAGTTAGTGGTGAATCTGTTTTTGTAGATGCATGGACTACGCTTGTAGCTACTACCGATTATACGGCTAATTCTCAATCAGATGGTGGTGGTACAGATATGACATCAGATATTGCCGTTACACTTTCTAAACTAGCCAAGACAATGAAAATCACTTTAACTAATAACGGCTCGGTTCCCGCCTATATTACTTTGTTACAAGCTCGTGGGACATATTATGATGACTTAACAAAAGTCACTCTGAAGGCAGAAGATTCAACTTCACAAACTGCCTATCAGAAACGGACTTTTGAACTTGATGGCAAATACATGACTAATGCTGACAAGGCTCAAGACTATGTAACCTATGCTATCGGGAAGTATAAGAACCCTAGGGCAGAATTGGGTATGTCTGCCATGAATCAGGATGCTACTATCCTAGCAAAGATTCTAGCTCTTGAAATATCAGATAGAATTACAGTAGTTAATACCACCCTTGGGCTGAATGATGATTACTTTATAGACTATATGGAACACGATATTTCAATGAGTGGTAAATTGCATACAGTGAACTACCGTTTGAGTGACTCTTTGCACGAAGACTTTTGGTGCCTCGACTACAGTGCGTTAGCTAGCTCATCCTCTGATGGTCAAACGAAATTAGGATACTAGTTGACAACTAACATATAAATATGGTATAATAGTAGTATGAGAGGTAGAGGAATTAAATATCCACAAGTAACTAGTGAGTCTCTTTTTGATTTGTATTGGAATCAAGAGAAGTCTATTCCTGAAGTAGCTCACGCTTTAGGAATCCCCGAATCTTCTATGGGTAATTATTTCAGGAGATTCAATATACCTAGAAGGAATAGCGGGGAATATCATGCAGTAGCAATTAAGCACGGCAAAATGAAAGGCAAGTCTATATATGTATCCCCTGAAGAATTAAGGCGTTTATATTGGGATAATAAACTAAGCCTATACGATATTGGCAAACAATTAGGGGTATCCCCTGATACAGTGCATTACAAAATGAGAAAGTTTGGGATACCTACACGCTCAGTAAAGCAACGCAACCAATTAGTCTATGATAATGGCAACCGCTTAAAGCGGGATAGATTTCAAAAGACTGATAAAAGCTATGTGATGGTTTTAAGACCTGAACACCCAAGAGCTACCAAGCATGGCTATATTGCAGAACATCTTGAAGTTTGGGAAAAGGCTAATGGCAAATCCTTACCTGAAGGCTGGGTGATACATCATATAAACGGCATTAAAAACGATAACCGACCTGAAAATCTAGCAGGTATGCCAGCTAAAAACCATCATGGTTTTCTAGTAGAGCAAATCCTTAAAAAACGTATCCGCCAATTAGAGGCGGAATTAAAGGCAATTAAAAGCCAAACCAAGCTAGATATTTAGATTCTACAACTGTTGCAGAATGTTTATTCAGATAGATAAGGGTCATACTCATATTCAAGTGAATCATTGTAGTAATCTTCTTCATCTTCATCTAATCTACTAACACATCGGCAACAAGCCAAATCACCACTAGAAGAAACCGAGGGACTAGCCATCACATCATCCCAAAAATTACTACCAAAGTCTAAAAAGTCTTGACCGCAGCGAGGGCACATTTTTGTATCTAATAGACAACCACATTCAGGGCAAGACGGAGGATAATCATTCCAATTTTCAGGTTCCATTCCCTTATGCCAATTACATGTTGGCGGATAAAAGAATAAACCAAATCGGACAAGTCTACGTGTTATATTCCAATAGAACCATCGTTTGAATTGGTATTGTCTCATTGCTAAACTCATAATTTCACCTCCACTTAAATAATAACATATTAAAAGGAAGATGTCAAGATGTATTTATCAGGAACAAATAGAAGTGTGGACACAGGGGACACCTACTTTAATGAGATAAGCAAAAAAAACATCTCTGGTAGAAAATTGGCAGTTAAGTTTCTTAAAAGGGATAGAATCTTGAATCTACCCGTTACTAAAGGCAAGCAACTTTTAGCTAGAGCAGAATACGCTAGATGGATTGTAGATTGCCCTAACTGTAATTCGGCTGAATATGCTTTTGAAGATAAATTATTTTTTTGTTCTCAGTGTTTGAACTCAGATATAAGTGGTAAGTCTAGAAAGGTAGTTATGCCAATAGAACGTTTACAAATAGAATCTATCTTATCTGTAAGACCTATTAAGAATAGACATTGGTATCCTAATGAAACGATAGTAGACTTACAGAAAGAAAACCTCAAAATGGGGGTGATATAAATGGGATGGACAGCACCTAGAACATGGGTTGCGGGCGAAATTGTAACTGCTAGTATAATGAATTCTGCGGTCAGAGATAATCTTTTATATATCAAAGGTGTAGGGCAAGTTCCTATTATACAATCTGGTTTAACAATAGATAATTCATTAGGTAGCGAGAGACTACTCTTACCCCTTTTAACGACTGCACAATGTGGCACTACCCTAAATGCTGAAGGTGAGGTTGCCTTTGATTCAACAACTCACCAAATGAAAGAATATGATGGTACTGCTGTTAGAGCCTTAATTTCAGAAGCTGATGTAGACGATACCCCTGCAAAT